TTTTGAAAGGGAAGTCCCTCTGTTGATTGATTAAGATCGGCGGAGGGATTCTTTTTTTGCTGTTATCCCATGTGCTTTCCCTTGAAGGAAGAAAGAGAAGAGAACGAAGGGTAATCAATATCCCCTCTGGGAGCGGAACAGGGGACTTTGAGGGACTAATTCGGATTGAGGTGGGCCAAGAAGACAGCTACCTATGTCGGTGGATGCCCCACAAAACATTAAGTACAACGGGGAAAACGGAAAGAGCTGAAAAACAGAGAACTGAGAAAAAGAGCCGCCAAACATTGAGTACATTTTGCTTGGATTTCGGTTGGATTCGAGGGGATGGAATTGGGGGCCTACAACGGGCGGGTTGGATTGAGACCTCCCAAAGGGCCAAAAACGCGCGAAAAGGCGCATGAATACTGATGATCTGAGGGGATAAACAAAGGCGCTCAGAGGCCTTAAAAAGGGCCTAAAAAGGGGTGTTCGGACGTGGGTTCGGGCACCCCTCTTTTTTTACCCCGTTTTTGGGGTTAGGGTCAAAGTAGGGTCAAACTGGGGTCAAAAGTAGGGTCAAAAAGAGGGGTATTTTGGGGGTGAGTGCCACCCGCCTACGGGTTAAGAATGTGTTAAGTTGTGGACTTTTAGAGGTGAGTTTTGCCCCCTATTACGGCGTAGGAGCGCGAGTTGCGACGGGTGGGACACAACAAAGGGGGCTTAAAACCAGCGTTTTAGGCCGTTTTTAGGGGGTAAAGAGGGCTTCTTGGGGCTGAGATTTTAACAGTTCGGCGGATTCTACGGGGTTTTCGGGGGGTAGAGGTGCGTGGGCAGGTTCGAGATATTGAGTATGAATATCGGGTTCCTCTTTTTTCAGGTGATCAATGCGCATCAGCTTGATCTGTCGTTCCTTATCCTCAATCTCTCTTTGCCTGGCCTCAATCTTCATTCGCTGGGCTTCGATCTCTCTTTGTTTGGCCTCGATCTCCCTCTGTTTGGCTTCGATGACAGCGCGCAAGTGCTCATTTTCAGCTTCTAAGCGGCCGACTTTGACGGATAGATCCTGTATTTTCTCGATAAAGCCGGGGAAGGCCGGCTCCGATGGTGGGGGAGCCACTTCCGGCACCGACTGCCCGCGCAGCATAGCCCCCTTGCCAGTAAGTAGCCATTCGGGAGATAGATCACTATAATGCGAGAGAAATCTCATTACATTATCCTCAGACAACCCGCCTTTTTGGGAAAGAACCCCATTGGATATACCCGTATTCTGGTAAATCTCATACTTTTTAATCCCCTTGCTATCAGCGTATTCCAGAATACGCCTCTTTAGAACTGAAATTTCTCTCGCAATTTCTTTCATAATTGAATTATCTCTCTTTTCTTTGCAGCGTCTTTCAAAATGAAAGGCGCGCTAAAATTATGGATTAAGTAAACGAACAGAGAGATGGGAAAGATTCTAAGAGACCCCGAGTCGGTAAAGGAGTTGGCAAAGGCCTTCCGAGTGAGTACTCAAATGGTAAGAGCGGCATTAAATGATGCCTCGCAAAGCGACCTGGCTAAGCGTATCCGGAAACGGGCGCTGGATATGGGTCTGAAAGAGAAAGGAAAGGAACAAGTAACTGTATTAAACTAAGGAAGTAAAGACAATGGAAACGAGCATTTTACAATGGAAAGACGAGGCATCGATCCGGGTGCAAATGATTAAGGATGAGCCGTGGTTTGTTGCAAAGGATGTGGCGGACTATTTCGGTGACACTCATAGAGAACGAACGATGAGGGCTTTGGATGATGATGAAAAGGGGGTGACGCAAATGGAGACCCCCGGTGGGAATCAGACCGTTGCGATCGTAAATGAGAGCGGTTTGTATTCGATGATCTTTCAATATCAGCCTCAAAAAGCCCGCGGAGTGAGCACCGATTACATAAATGAGCGCAGAGAAAAGATCCGGGCGTTTCGGAAGTGGGTGACGGGTGAGGTGCTGCCGAGCCTTCGGAAATATGGCTACTACGTGGATCCGGGGGCACAGCTGACCGACGAGCAACGAGAGGAGCTGGAACGGGTGATGATGGGGCGGATGCAGCGCTACCTGTCGCGACGGGACTATATACAGGTGGCGCGCTCGACGGGTTACCCGGTGTGGTTCGTGCAGCGGGTAGTGGCTGGTCAGGCCGGTGGGCATGCCGGGAGCGTGATGCTGGCTTTGCAGGAACGGGCGCTGAAGAACTGTCGGGAGTATGTGAATCCGCTGTCGGAGGCGCGGATGACGTCCGTCATCGAACAACTGAATGGCAACGAAAAACGACGCGATGGAAACGAAGTATGAATCCGTAATCGGCGAGCTGGGCCAGCAGTTGGAGCTGGCGCGGGCAGACGCGGAACGATTGGAAGAGGAACTGATGGACGAAGCGATCGTCCAGGCGGCGCACCCGCTATATGTGGAGTTGCTGCGTGCGCAGGCGCGTATCGACGCGCTGAGCGATGCGATAGAATTGATCATTAACAGCTGAAAAACGAAATGAATACGGATAAGGATATGAGACCAGCGGATGTCTCGGAGGTGAATAGCACGCTGATTCTGCGGGCTGATGAGATGGGAAATGAGCTGCGGAAGTTGGTCAAGGAGAAAGCCGAAGATCGTGCGGCGGTGTTGGTTACGATGGATCTGATGGACGAGGCAGCGGAGGCAGAGGCTACGCTGGCGGTGTATGGCCGGGGCTACATGCTGGTAGAGCTGTGCCGGCTGATGTGGAACGATACGCGGATTGGGCCAGCGCTGAGGGTGCTTTTGATGAGTGAAATCGAGAAAATCAAGCTGAGCGATGAAAACAAGTGAATTGGTCATCGGAATGCCATATGTCTACCGGACGAAAAAGGGGAAGGACATGGTAGTGACGTTCACGGATCAAACCTACGACGGGCGCTATGTGTTTCACACCAGAAGATGGAAATATCGGTTCGTGTTTGGGCCGGATACGGTGAAAGACAGGGTGTCGGAATCCTATGACGAACATACAACAATCGATCGGAATTGTATATGAAGGCAAGAGAATTGAGGCCTGGCGCGTGCTATTGGTACACGGGCCGGGGGCGGCGCGAAATGCTGCGATACCGATACCGGGAGCTGGATGTCTACTTGTTCGACTCGGACGAGGGGCAGTCGGTTAGACTGACGGCCGACCGGGTGGAACGATATATCCAAGGGAGGGCGTAGAGCTATGCTACGCATGTTTTTGGGCGCGCTCAGAATGACAAGCGTGGGGATGTGGCTTCGGTTCGGATGCCTCGGGGTGTTGCTCTCATGCAGCCCGACGGAAGAATGTGAGCCGGCTGTGGCACTGGTACTGTATGCCGCTTGGGCGGTTATGATCGGGCTGATCTGGTGGCGTGACCGGGAACGAATGCGGCGAATAGCCGACTACCTGGGCGAGGATTAATTGTTGCTTTGTTCAATGTCTAAATAACCACCCGAAATGAGCCTCGGATTTGACCAAAAACCGATTTGAAGCCCAAAACGTGCCTCGGATTTGACCAAAAACCGATTTGGAGCCTAAAACGTGCCGAGGATTTGACCAAAAACCGATTTGGAGCCTAAAACGTGCCGAGGATTGCACCAAAAACCATTTTGGAGTCCAAAACCCGGCCTCGAATGGCTCTTTCTAACCCTTATATGCCTCAAAAACTTATCCGAGAGTGATCACTGGGCGGCTGTTATGCGCTGCCCGGGTTCCCCATTTTTAGCTTTTAGATTATAGTTTCCACGATGCCCGCTTACGCATATATAGATGGAGTGCCCGCCCTGACGGTAAATGATTGGTGTGAGGCCGGTTTGACGCTTGATATGTTCAAGAATGACAGCAAGCGCGGCTACCTGACGATCCTGCGCCGCGGGGTGCGGGGCGAGACGGTGATCGACGCGCGTTCGATCCGTCGAGCCGACCGGCTGCGGGTGATCGAAAGGGTGATGGGGCGTGTACCACGGGAGGAACACCGGGCGCTCTACACCGTGGACATGGATCGGGAGGCGGAAGCCTTCTTTGCCGCCTACGAAAAGGCAGACGGGACACGCCTCTCGGAAGAGACTGTCCGGCAGCTCACGGCCAAGGCCTCAATCTTCAACGCCCTCGGCGACGGGCTGCGCCGACAGACGGAGCGCCGCGCGGCCAGTGGGTCGAAGCTCAAGAAAGGGGCTTACTGGCAGACGATGCTCCAGTGGCACACGGAGGAATGCCGGCGGTCGGCCGAAACGTATGGCGTGGCCGTCCCCGAGTACACCAACGCACGCAGCCTCGAGCGCGCCTTCCGGGCCTACATGGCTGAGGGGTACGCCTCGCTGCTGCCCCGCAACATGGGCAACGATGCGGCGCGGAAGGTGTCCCGCCGGGCGGAGAACCTGATCGTGGCGCTTTGGCGAACGAACGACAAGCCGTTTGCAGCCCGAGTGCACGAACTCTACATGGAGTTCGCGGCGGGCGATACGGAGCTGTTCGACCGGACGACCGGCGAGGTGTTCCGCCCCGAGGATTACCGTTACAAAGGCCGCCCGCAGGCGGTGAGCTGCTCGACCATCCGGCGGTATCTGAAAAACGTGGTCAACGAGACGGCCGTCTATGCCGACCGCAACGGACAGTTCGACTACGCCAACTCGCAGCGCCCGAAGCATGTGCGACACAATGGCAGGTTTGCCCTCTCCAAAATCTCGATGGACGACGCCGTCCTGTCCCGAAAAAGCACCCGCGGCTGGGTGGCCAAATATCTCTGCGTGGACGTCGTCTCAGGCTACTGGTTCCGCCCGGCCTACACCGTGGGCACACCCACGTTAGACACCGTGATGGAGGCCTTCCGCAACGTCTTTTGCGAGCTCACGGAGCTGGGTTTGCCCATGCCGGCCGAGTTAGAAGTGGAGCATCACCTGATGCAAAACATCGACTGGCTGCCCGAGGCCTTCCAATTCGTCCGTTTCTGTTCGTCGCCCACCGAGAAACGGGCCGAGCACAACATCCGGTCGCTCAAATGGGGCACATCGAAGAAGCAAGGGCACATGCGCGGCCGTTGGTACGGCAAGGCGGAGGCCTTCAAAAGCGTGCGCAACAAGGTGCACGGCGATTTCATCGATCCCACTTTTCAACCGCAAACGATCATTGCCGACGATTTGGCAGACATCGAGTTGCACAATAACACCTTACACCCGCGGCAGAAAGAGTTCCCCGGGCTGACCCGCCGCGAGGTGCTTTTGAAGCACGCCAACCCAGGCCTCCGGCCGGTCGCGCCGGAAAGGCTGTATAAACACATCGGCAACGTGACGGAAACGACCATCCGCAACAACGACTACGTGCGGGTTGCCAATGCCGAGTTCGCCCTTGCGGACTTCGATATGCTCAGCCGCCTCCAGCCGAACGATCGGCGCGTCACGGCCTACTGGCTGCCCCTCGAGGATGGCTCGGTACCGTGCGTCTACCTCTATCAGGGCGACGTCTACATCGGCCAAGCGACCGCTCGGGCGGCAATGGCATACAACGAATGCGCCGCGGAACGCACTGAGGCGGACGAGGCGCGGATGCTCGTGCAACATAAGCGGGCGGCGCGCTTCGACCGGATGATCCGCGAGCGACGCGAAGAGATTCCCCAGGTGGGTCGGGTGGATCGGGAGACGGCTGAGGCTGTGGCCGCGGCGCCGGTCAAAATCGTCGAGACCCGTCAGCCGATCGGCTACGAGGAAGACGAACTGACGGCCTCGATGGAGGATTGGGCCGCCCGTGCGATCGATCAATTATGAACCAACAAAATAGAAACTACTTAACACGAATAGGACATGTTTCGACAGGATAACATTGTAGAGAATGAGCAATCATCGCCTCGCAGAAAGCATATGGGTCAGCCGGCAATTCAACTAACCAATAGTTTTCCCCTTGCACCTGCCGGCAAGGGCATTTCATCAGCCGGGAAAACGACAAAAGAGCTTTGGTACTCTCGACGAACTGCTTGTCGGGCAGCTCGTCAGGGATTAAGCATTCAAGCAAATAGTACTCAGTCATAGGAATAACGTCAAAACACACAAATATGAGCCTCACGAACGAATACAAAGAGAAAATCCGGGCCGCGCTGGCGGCGCGTCGGGGCAATTTCGACGGCTCGGACGCCCGCTTTGCCGCCACGCTTGGCATAGGCAGCGCGCAATACAGCCGCATCAAGCGGGGCGAGACGGTCGGGGTGCTGGCCGACGAAAAGTGGATCAGCATCGCCCGCCGCTTGGGCGTCGGCCTGACCGATGCGCCGGCATGGCAGACGGCCGAAACGCCCGTTTTCAAATACATCACGGCGCAGCTCGAAATGTGCCAGCAGAACGGCCTCTCGGCCATGCTCTGCGACCTGACCGACATCGGAAAGACCTACACCGCCCGGCAATATGTCAAAACGCACCGCAATGCCGTCTACGTGGATTGCTCGCAGGTCAAAACGCGGCAAAAGCTGCTGCGGGGCATCGCTCGGGAGTTTGGCGTGGGTAGCACGGGGCGGCTGGCGGACGTCTACAACGACCTCGTGTTCTACCTCAAAACGCTCGATCGGCCGCTGGTCATCCTCGACGAGGCGGGCGACCTCAGCTATGAGGCTTTCCTCGAGATCAAAGCCCTGTGGAACGCCACGGAGCACTGCTGCGGGTATTACATGATGGGCGCGGATGGCCTCAGCGAAAAGATCCGCCGGGCCATCGACAACAAGAAGGTGGGCTACGCCGAAATCTTCGGCCGCTTTGGCAAGCGCTACGGCAAGGTCGTGCCCACAGCCCGCAAAGAGGCCGAGAGCTTCCTGCAACTGACGGCGGCAATGATCATCAAAGCCAACGCCGGGGCGGATACAGACGTGAACCGCCTGCTGCGCCGCCTGATGGGCGAAGACAACACGCCGTCCCTCCGACGCATAAACATCGAACTCTCGAAGGGAACTAACAACTAAAAACGAAAAACGAAAAATGGCCAGGTACTCCGCATCGGGAGATCGCCATCGGGTACCCGGTCACTTTTCACTTTTCACTTTTAGATTTTAGCTTATGAAAAGAGCATTGACGGCGCGCAATGTGCTGACCACAAAGTTCAACACCCTCGGGTTCGACGGTGTATGGCGTGATGCGGTGGGCGAGCCCGAACTGACGGGCAGCTGGATCATCTATGGCGACACGAAGAATGGCAAAACGACCTTCGCCATGATGCTATCCAAGTATCTGACCGCCTTCGGCCGCGTGGCCTACAACAGCGTCGAGGAGGGTAATTCGCGAACGATCCAGATGGCTGTCGACCGTGCTGGAATGCTCGAAGCGGGCGCCCGCTGGATACTGCTCGACCGCGAAAGCAAGGATGAGCTTTGCGAAAGGCTGCGGCGGCAACGCAGTGCGGACATCGTCTTTATCGATTCCGTGCAATTCATGGATCTGAAGTTTTCGGAATACAAAGACCTCAAGCGTCGCTTCCCCACGAAGCTGTTCGTCTACATCAGTCACGTGGACGGCCGTCGCCCCTCGACGCCCACGGCCCTGCGCATCCTGCGCGATGCTAACGTGGCCTTCCGCATCGAAGGGTTCAAAGCCTTCCCCACGAGCCGTTACGGCGGCGGGCGCCCGGGGGTGATCTGGGGTGAAGGGGCGGGGGGGACACGGGGGCGG